ATACAATTTTGTCAACGGGACGAAACGTATCCCACCCAGAATCCCATACGAGAAGTTTAGTCCCGTCTTTTCCGTATATGCGGTCGCCGAACCGTGCGATCATTACTAGACACTACTCTAAAAGAAGGCCTTGAATTCCGCACCCTTCGTTCCGTAAATGTGGGGATTGATGGGCCGGCTGATCTGTTCCGGGTAGTTCAGGATCTGGTTGCGGTTGTAGAGATACATGTTGATAGACCCCAGGACATCGTCCACGCAGAATTTCAGGACACGTTCGTTGAGGTCATTGAGTTCCTGGGCAGCATTGGCCTCCACATTGATCTGGTACTGGAGGTAGTACGCACGCATGATCGTCTTGAGATCGTCGGGGCGCTGATTATCAATGACATACTTCTTTTCGCTCTTCTCCCATACACGGTAACGGATCTCATCCTGGAGGTGCTGGATATTGGCCTCGGAAAAGAAGGCCTGGTTGAGGGGCGTGGCAGTGTGGACACGAATCGTTGCCTGCTGCTGGAATGTAGACCCATACGCCAGTTTAGGGTTTTCGTGGTGAGTAGAAAACAGCTTGAACGCCTGTGTGGCCTGCGTCTCGGGGTCAACAAGGTTTGGGACAAACCCAGTATGTTTCGGGGCACTGCGGATCGCCGTATCCACATAGTACTCGTTTAGTTCACCTGTTCGACGGGGGTAGATTTCGCCATTCTGAGGAGCCGGCATCGTTTCTTATCCTTAGTTCGGGATGATTTTTTGTATGTTTGTCGTGTCAGGTTCCATCGTTGTCACTTCGAGAACAAATGTTGCCTGGGCGTTCAAGTTCATCAGGGGAATCACGTAGTCACCCTTCAGTGTGCGTCTGTTCGCAAATGGAATACTTTGGGGTGCACTTGTATACTGCTGAAGACATACCCTAGAAACCGTTGTTATCAATGAACGGATAGTCGAGAGTGCGTTCGACATACCTGCGAACCCAGCGACCTTGGGGACGGCAGTGAACGACGTTCCTATACTGAAAAGAGACGATGCGACTGGCGGAGTAAAGTCTGTTCCACAGATATCTGTGACTAGGAAGTTATTTGACATCAAACTAAAGAAGGAAGAGAGGGCCAGGCTACACGATGGATCTGATGAAACCTGTGTAAGTGCAGGTGAGTAAAATGTAATCTCATCACCCACTCGAATATCCGATGCCAGAAACACGTTACAATCGCCAAACGACAGGTTCGTCGTTGACTGAGTTACATAGAATTTTACCTTTCCAATATTTGTGGTATCGAGTGCAAAATCAATGACGCTAAGATTATCAAGGTGTGAAAACACATCACCAGCCGGGTTCCATAGCTGGATATTCGCATTGGACATTTTCGACATTGGGGGGTCGAACTTATACGACTCATTCGACCACGAATAGTAATCGGAATATTGTCCCGGGTAATTGCCAGTTCCCTCATACAAATTGCGTGTATCCTGAGTCAGGACAGTAAACGACTGCTGGGCTATCTGCGATCCGCCAAGGTATCCTCCTTTTATGTTCTGAATCGTCATCAAAATATACGGTTGAGAATGGAACGACATCGGGTAGGCAATGGGGGACGAAAAGGTGGTGGGGCGGTATGGCTGGGTTGCTCTTACTGGAAGAATCGCACGAGATAGCTTGATTTCCGATACGTTTGACAGGGCAAGCTGTGTAGAATATATATATGAGTTTGTTCCATACTGTTTTGGCTGAATATCAATTCCGATCTGTGCACCCCGGGTTTGACCCGCATCATAGGTCGGGTAGAAGTATACTTTAGTGTTTGGATTCGTATATACAACTGGCGTGGGAGAATGAACCAGCTGCCCGTTGACTAACACAATTTTCCAACCGTACTTTGGGTATACGAGACCTTGGTTAAACCTACTGTAATAGGACGGAATCTCTACTCCGGGAGGAAATGCCTGAGGCACATTGTTGGGAGTCAGAGTAGCTCCAGACAGTGCTCCAGACCCCACCTTGGGAGGAATTATTGGACTTTCCCATGCAGCTAACGGGATCGTAGGATTATTGAAAAAGAAAGGCGTTTGTGGTCCGATTGCCTGCTGTGGAGTCTGAGCGCCAAACGAAAAAATGTTAGAGTACGCATCTGGTTGAATGCTCCAGTCTCGCCGTGCGGAATCAATAATAATATTACGAGATTTCGGGATCATAGATGGAGCGTTTTGAACTGGAAATCCGTTGTCTTGTCCTTGTTTGCTGAGCTCCTCAATTGTTACCTGTCGATCACTTGTTGATGTAAGCGGTCGCTGTCTCTGCCCTGCTGGAAGAACCTCCTGCTGGTTTCTGGAGGTCGCCTGGAAAGCAACCCTAGGATCGTAATCATAATCTTGACGTGCTTCTTGGTCTGCTCCTGCACGCAGTCGTTGGTAATCCATCTTCTCCTTCTTACTCTTTTAGACGATGAGATTCTCTAAGTCTTGAACCCAGAACTGAGATGGAGTCGTCCCCTCGATTTCGGAGATACGGGCACGGATTCGGTCAAGTTCCGTCTGATGCTTCTGGACATTCTCCAGAGTCATACTGCTGAACGGAAGCTTCAGGAGATCGGGAATATCGGTGAGTTCGTGTCCCTCGAGAATCTTTACGCACTCGGCATGCGGCTTCTTGCGCAGATCAATGGCGTCATCGCACATCAACGTCAGGAACTTCACGACGCTGGAATGCCACGGCAGCTTGGCTCGGAGTTCTGCGAGCATGTTGGTCTTGCGGTCGCCATACAGAGCCAGACGGGCATGGGCGTATTCCACAAGGATCTCATTGACCGTCTTGAACTTGCGGATCTTGCAGTGCCGATCAAAGGCGTGCATATTGGTCATCTTGATACGAGAGGACAGACCGAGCTTCTTCACCATCTCGGGAGTCATGTCCTCCTTCAAGACAATCTCAAAGTTGATATCCATATCCGTCGACGTGTCCGTGTAATCCTTGATATCCTTCTTCTCGCACAACCCATCCAGGAACGCCTTGAAATCCGACGTCCAGTATTCAATGGGAAGATCCTGGACGGAAATCGTCTTGGTCTTTGCGTTGTAGGAATACTTGCCAGTGACATCGTATCCGTCGGGACACGGCAGAATCGTGCCCCTGAATCCACGATACCACGGCGTCAACTCTGCCGTGTCCAGAATCGTATCGTCCTCGCCCTTCAGCCATCGGAGCAGAACATACTTCAGAGCCACGGGGTTGTAGGAGGGAATGTAGGTGGAGTATCCAGTGCCAATACCCCGAGCACCGTTGATGAGGAGCATGGGAAGGACAGGGGCATACCACTCGGGCTCGACCGATAGCCCATCGTCATCACGATACTTGAGACACGGCAAGTCGTCAGCAGGAACTAGGTCCTTCATGTACGGCTGGAGATAGGTGAAGATGTAACGGGACGCAGCCGAATCCTTGCCGCCCTCCAGCCGGGTTCCGAACTGACCCTTCGGGACCAGCCACGGCAGATTGTTGGAGCCCACGAAGTCCTGGGCCATACCGATGATCGTCTCGTTGAGCGACATCTCGCCGTGGTGGTAGCCTGCGTGCTCGGACACGTAACCCGCCAGCTGTGCAACCTTGACCTTGTCCGTCAACTTGCGCTTGAGACACCCGAACAGGATCTTGCGCTGCGATGTCTTGAGACCGTCAATCGCACTCGGGATGGAGCGCTCAAGATTGTAGTGTGAGAAGTGGATGAGGTCACGGTGGACAAACTCGGAATACGGCAGAGTCTTGTCGATCTTGGGAACCACGATATTGGCGGCATCGTGGCCTTGGAGCCAGACCTTACGATCATCGGCCCGAGACTTGTTGAACGCCAAGTCAATTGCCTCGGAGTCTCCGACGGCACTGTAGCGGAACTGTGTGATATTCATGTTCTTGAAATACTCTTGGGCTTCCTCACGAGTCGAGGTGCCGAGACCTTTGTAATACTGGATGGACCAGTTGCCTGCTGCCGACGTCTTCCACTGGTCGTACTCGAACTGCGTGTAGAACGTCCGAGACTCCTTGCCCTTCGTCGCCTTCACGATCGGCGTGGCCATATACGTCAGAAACCCAGGGATCCGAAACAGCTCAGACCAGAGTTCGTGGAACAGATTGATGAGGAGACCACGGATGTGGGACCCGTCGTAATCCTGATCAGTCATAATGAGAATGCGGCCGTAGCGCAGTGTGGAGAGGCTGTCATACACCTTGCCGGATTCTAGACCCACGATCTTCTTGAGCTCGGCGATCTCCTTGGCCAGCTCCACCTTGGACGATGACGAATCCTTGACATTCATGATCTTCCCCCGCAGTGGGAACACTCCGAAAGTCTGGCGCTGATTCTTCGTAAGGCCGCTGAGAGCCATTGCCTTTGCTGAATCTCCCTCTGTAAGGATGAGGGTACACTCGGCGGAGCGGGCTGTGCCTGCGAGGGCGGCGTCGTCGAGCTTCGGGATACCATATATTTTAGAACTCTTCCGTCCATCGCTTTTCTTATTCTCCTTCTCGTCCTTTTCTTTCTGCGCAACCACCAGCTTGTCCACCAGTTCCAGCTTGGAACGCAGCTTCTTGAAGAACTCCTCGGGCAGTTTACACGTCGAGCCGAACGCCGTGCTCTTCGTGGTCAGTGCCTCCTTCGTCTGTGACGTGAACGACGGGTTCTCAATCGAAGCCGTCACCCAGATTGCGATGTTGTCCTTGATGAGAGATGGCTTGACCTTGATCTTCTTCTTGGTCTCCAGAAACTCTACGAGATGATTTACCACCTGATTGACGATATAGTCTACGTGCGTCCCGCCCTTGGACGTCCAGATACCGTTCACAAACGAGACCTGGAGGAAGGACTCGGGAGCATCAGCGACCACCACGTTCCACCGATCGCTGGAATGGGCGGCCGTGGGAGTGTCCACGAACTCGGCGGCATAGGCGGAGAGATCACGACACTTGATCATGACCTTGTCGCCCACATGCTTCCAGTGGACCTTGACATCCTTGCCCACCGTCATCGCCAGATCACTGGCCCTCCGGCGGAATACACCGAGCAGGTCGGGCGTAATCTCGGTAAGACCGAACCGAGCAAAGTCGGGGGTCCACGACACGCTGACATACGGCTTAGACTTGCAGGCCACGATCTTCGGCTTGTTCACCACCGTCATGTTGTTCTCCCAGGTCTGGGTATACTTCTTGCCAGACACGGCATCCACGGTCTCCACCGTCATCTTCTTCGCAAAGATATTGGCCAGCTTCACGCCGTAGCCGTTCTTACCGCCCACGAGCTTCTTCTCGTCCTTGTCGTAGTTCGTGGAGGTCAGGAGCTCGCCAAACACCAGCTGCGGAACCCAGACCTTGTATTCGGGATGCTCAGCTACGGTAATACCCTCTCCATCATTCTCCACTGTGATGGTTTGGTTGTCCTCTGAAATCTCGATGGTGATATTCTTGACTGGATTGGAGGATGCACGCTGGCGCATGCGGACTACCTGATCGTGGGCATTCACGACAATCTCGTCAAACAGCTTGTAGAATCCAGGGTTGAAGGATAGGTTCTTCTGGATGAACTTTTCGTCTTCCACGACATACATGTCCTCGTGCGACGTCTCGATAGACCCGACATAGGTGTCGGGCAGTGATAGAATGTGCTCCCGGTGGGTGTGCTTCTTGTATGCCTCTGCCATTTGTGTGCTCTCCCTCTATAATAGAAAGTCCATTCCGTTTTACACACAAAATCCATATTCATGTAAATGCCGCCAGCTCGAGGAAAGAAGACAAAGAAGACAGAACCGACGGTGGAGCTTCCACCCGTCATCTTCTTCCTGCGGATCGGTAAGGATTTTGATTTCGAAGAGGAGCGGGTGGATATCCCTATGCCATCAGGAGGAGGGATTGAATATTCGGACATCCTTCTGAAGACGGAAACACAGGAGCGGCGATTTGATGAGACGGTCGTTCACGACTTGATGTCCAAGTTTTCGGTGCAAACGTCCTATCCCCCAGGTGCAGCGTGTTTGTGGTGCTGCCACTCCTTTTCTGGAGAATCGTTCGTGATCCCAACGCACTATGATGTGTATACGAGCATGTATACTGCCGAGGGGAATTACTGTAGTCCCGAGTGTGCCCTGTCCTATATTTACAAGGAATCAGGACTCACCGAATCCGACAAATGGCTTCGTCACTCACTGTTGCGCACAGTCTACCGGTCTCTCTACGTGAACCGAGATATTCAGCCGGCTCCCGATAAGCGTGTCCTCCGGATGTTTGGTGGAAATCTGGATATCCAGCAGTATCGTGAATTCATTCAGTATTGCACGAAACCTCTACAGCTGGCTATGCCACCAGTCCGTCTATACATGCCGTCCGTGAACACCCAATCATCTGTCCGTGATGTCAAGTCTTATGTCTCCCTTTCCAACGAAACTGTCAACAAGGCCTCTCAGCAACTCCGCCTCAAACGTTCCAAGCCTGTCCACGAGGGCATTCCCACCCTTGACAAGTGCCTCACGGCGTTTGGCTCTCCACGATGAAATATTCTAAATAATCAATGACATCTCTCGGCGAACTCCTGAAGATGTCAATGCTCTTTCAAGTCTTGACGACATCGGGAAATAGTTTCCGACCACTGCTTGCCTTTATTGGTATTTCCCTCTACGAACGTGGACTCGCACTCTACCCCTTGTTCACAAAACTCCAGACATCTTTCCAGCCTCTGGATTCCAATGAACGCAAACCTTCAGCCGTCATCGAATGTGAACGTGGAACTCCTCCCCAGACCAAGAACGGAAGTGTTCCCCTGTTTATGACCCGCATGGATGCCATCGTGCATTATGTCGCCTCCTCCCCTGCCACGAAACGCCTTCTCTCCATTGCCAACCACGATTACCTCCCCTACGAATTTGAGTCCGTGAAACTTGATGAAGATATTTACTTCAAACTCACCAACGTGGAAGTAGACGACGGCAATATCAAGAATATCAAGTTCCAGATCTTCTGCTACGACCACCCGATCCAATCACTTCAGAAATTTGTGGATTCGTGTAACCAGGATTATGAGCGGCGAATGATGAACAAGCTCGGGAACGATCTCTATTTCTTCGACCAGATGGTGGATAACAAGAAACGCAAGACCAATCAGAATCCTCTGCCCAATACGTTTCTGGTGTATACCAAGCACAAGTTTTCCACGACCCGCACGTTCGAGAACGTGTATTTTGAGGAGCAGCCTGTAGTCAAGAACCGTGTGGCACACTTCCTAAATAACCGATCGTGGTATGAGCGCAAGGGTATTCCATACACTCTCGGCTTTCTATTCCACGGTGCCCCTGGAACCGGCAAGACCTCGGAAATCAAGGCCATTGCCAATGTGGCCCGTCGGCACCCTGTGAACATCCAACTGTCGGAAATCAAGACCAAGACGCAGCTACGCCATCTCTTTTTCAGCGATGATATTCACGTGTATAACGGCACGACTCTGGAAAAGTATACGATCCCTATTTCCGAGCGTATCTACATTATCGAGGACGCTGATGCGATGGGCGATGTGCTCCTGAAGCGGGAGTGGAAGCGTCCTGAGCCCGTGCAGGCACCCAAGGATCCATTCCTGCCCGAAGACGACGACGTGATCAAGGATCCCATCGATCTTTCCTTTATTCTCAATCTACTGGACGGCACACTGGAATCCAGCGGCCGTATTCTCGTGTTCACCTCCAATTTCCCGGAACGGTTCGATAAGGCCCTGATTCGTCCAGGACGTATTGATCTCATCATTCATTTCAAGAAGTGTTCCCGTGGGATCCTGAAAGAAATGGTGGAGGGGTTTTATGATATTGCAGTGGGCGACCACCCCCTCTTTGCTGATCCCCGAATGGATGGAAAGTGGAGCCCCGCCGAAGTCAATCAGATCCTCTTCCGCAACTTCGAGAATTCTGCTCAGGCCATGGACGAACTGCATACGTTGGAAGCGTCTACGCCGCTGCTGCAGGAGGAGACCCAGATTTAAACAAGTTCATAGCAATTTGAATTGCGGCGGGCGGGAGATCAAAGATCATGATGTAGATGAGAGCAGCGATCATAACAGAGGAAGCAATACCAACTATGCTCAGGGTCCACGCAGTCAGACCTCCCGCAGATGGGTTGACAATCGAAGCAAACATACCTGCTAGAGGGATGAGGAATGGGATCATAATAAAGCTGGAATATGCTCCGATTGCCGGATACTTTTCAAACAGCAAGGATTCAAGAGCATACCATGCGGCACGGTAGTATATGAGAAGTAGGACATTGGTGAATATAAAGAGCAGAAGACCGTTTGCGGAATTTACAACTGGTCCAGAATCTTCGGTAGCTACTTGCTCCGGAGGAACATCGGCAACGGGGTCGTCAGTATTATCCGCCATCCGAATCTATTATGTATTGAACACAAGATTTGCTTGTCCGTTTGTAACCTTGAGGAAGTTGTACGATTCAACATAGATTATGGATACATATCCATTATATTGAATTTGTAGATTGGTGGGAGATGGGTAGACGGTCAATGTTTGGCCAGCCTGGATGAGCGGGGGAATTCCAGGAGCAGGTGAGATTGTAGCACCGTCAGGGACGGGAGTAGGATTGGTACTGAGTGCAGTATCCCTGACAACGCACAGAGGAATCTGCGACACCGCTCCAGTCTGAACGATGGGCGGAACTAGCAGTGTATGCTTGAACGTCGTTTTGTTGAACATGGATCCGTTCGCACTTCCAGACGGCTGAGAGATTGTATTGGGATCAAGGGCAAACGAGTAGAGGTTAATCCCCGGAAGTGACGACGTATCTCCCTCTGAGAACCGGTAGTTCTGAATATTCCGGAAGAAGTTGATGTTTTTGGTGACGAATCGGTCAGTTCCGTCAAACACCAGGTTTCCTTCCTGTAGAATATCCTGATTGTTCATAGAATTTAATAATTGGATTCCGGTGGAATACCATTGATCGGGGGTAGCGGGTGCTGTCAGTGTCGGTAGAACGCTGGGGTATGTCTGCACTGGCGGATAAAAGATCGAATCCCAATTCGTGTAATTGTCCCAGTCGTTCACGAGCGCCCGGTCTTCCCGTTGGAATAGGAAGATGACACGAGTGCAAAGATTGTACATCGGGATAAGGACATCATTGTATCCGTACTGATTATGGTTTATGACGGATCGAACCTGGGTGATCAAGAACGAACGTTCATTACAGGCAATATGGGCACGCTCTGTGTCCGTCATAAAAACGTAGTTGGCTTCAATATACGGATCAAGATTCCAGCTGACCAGTGAAGCGTTCGTAGGATTTCCCATAACGTCGGGGTAGGACAGGTAATTCTGGATTCCAAGGAATGAATCTCCGGGGTTTCCTGCAATACGAGTCTGGAATGTAGCATTGGTAGAAGCCTTTCCACGAGTATCAAGGACAGTGAACATCTGGTAGATATTACGGAACGTCACTTGAATCACGACTTCGGTTTGGGGAAGACTGACGAGCGGGAGCGATTGACCGATCTCTTCGCAGAACCAGAAGGAGAGCGGGATCGTTAACTGACGGCCACGAATAGAAGGGGCGGGGGGTGCAGTATTTGTGGAGGAGACGTTAATAGCATTGGGGTATTGGTTCAGGCGTCCACGGGCATTGGCAGGATCATACATGTCTGGCGTATTTCCAACCATCGTATCTAGCTTGTCACGCTGGGTCTTGTTGCTTTTCAGGTAGCTCTTGACTTTCATCCATTCGCCCGTAACCGTACATATAACATTACCGTTGAAGAGAACCGACGCACTCTCAATCATATTGAACCCGAGATTTCGAGACCACTGGAAGGCGGTTTCGTATGCCTCCGATGTGTTCTGGTCGTATCCGGATAGTGGAGACCAGATGTCGGGGATCTGGACACATACGTAGCAGTCGTGTAGGAGATCGGCATAGCGAGGAACAGGGAAGTTAAACGTTTTCTTTCCTGCACCCGGAAGTGTCGTATCCGTAATATTGGCAACACTCAGCCGAAAATGCTCCATCGCAAAGTTGGTGGTGCGTTTGTACATCTTGATGAAGTAGGTCATGGAAGGGTTTCCGTTGACAAAGACGTTTTGGGCACCAAAGCCAGTGAGTTGAATGAGGCCGCCCGGCATACTATATTATCTTATACGATATGATTAATGTATCGGAACTTGCCGTATATCATTATTGGCGGGCTTGTGATCCTTGTCTTGATTCACTCGTATATGAGCGTTCGCTACGGATACGACTGGATTGGGACACAGACACGCAGGGTGATTCAGAAAGCATACACGGGCAACTCGGTCCATAAATTGTATCCGATTCCCCCGATTCCGTTCATGGACAGGTTCTCAGAGTTCACCAAGATTCCCAAGATGAAGGAGAATGGGGTTGCTCCAGGGTTGGCCTACTACTGAGGATTATTGATATAAGCCCTTGAAGAGATATACATGTTGGGGGTCGCCTTCTCTCCCGTAGGAACGACTGTCTTGTTACTGGAGAGTACAAACCCCCGGCTGTTTGTCGTGCATGTCGGGACCAAGGAGACTAGAGATTTTGCAAGATCATTGGTCACCGCTCCACCCTGAAATGTAGTATACGTGCTCGCATACGCACGCTTCTGATCCTGAGGGTAGTTTCCATAGTAGTTGTTCACAACTGTGCGCTTAAGCATCGTCGTCACTTCAGACGCACTCGTAAAGCGTGTTTGCTGGCTTGGACGGATAGGAGTTGTCATTGTATTTACAGATAGAAATTGTTAATCATAAAATGGCTCCCGTTCGCTTCCTGCTTGTTTCGACGCATACCGAGCAGGTGACGGGTTATTCCAAGGTATCCTACAACCTCCTCAAGCAGCTCGGTACTCTGACCCCGCTTGTGAAGGTTTTTCATTTTGGGTTTCAGCGCACCCCCGCCCGTCTCCCCCAGCCCGCTCGTCCGATCAAGGGCGTGATCCAGTATGATGCCGCCGCCAACGAGGATCCCAAGGAGCAGGGCTTCGGCTTCAACAAGTTCCGTGAGTATGTCGAGACGGTCAATCCCGATATCATCATGATCTACAACGACCCCATCATTATCAACCAGTTTATTCAGCAGACCAAGGATGTCACCAAGTCGTGGAAGCTCTGGATCTACCTTGACCAGGTATACAAGGGCGCCGACATGGGTCTGCTCCGCAACATTGAGAACGCCGCCGACCGTATTATCTGCTTCACGGAGACGTGGAAGCAGCACCTCATGACCCGGCTCACCACGCCCAACATCAAGATCGATGTGATGGAGCACGGTGTGGATGCCCTAGTCTTCAAGCCCATGATGGATTCCGAGCGGGCGGGTATTCGCAAGAACCTGAACATCCCCCCGAACGCCCGTGTGTTCCTGAACATGAACCGCAATTCTCAGCGCAAGCGTCTGGATCTCACGATTATGGGGTTTGCTCGCCTACTCAAGAAGTTCCCCGACGCTCCCTACCATCTCCTGATGGTTACGGGTGTCAAGCCCGAGGGCGGTGCGTTCTACCAGCCTCTCCAGATCTACCTCAACGAGCTCGAACTGCTGGGCCTGGACAATCTGAAGTATGGTACTCGTGTCTCTATCGTAGACACGACTCCCCCGACCGCCTACTTCAACGACGAGGCGATCAATCAGATCTACAATATCGCCGATGTCGGTGTGAACACGTCGAACGGCGAGGGCTTCGGCCTGTGCCAGCTGGAGCATATGGCGACCGGTGCACCCCAGGTGGTCCTAGACCTGGATTGCTACAAGGCCTTCATGACGGACGAGACGAGCGTGCGCCTGCCGCTCACGTCGTATTCGTATCTCCAGATGACGGCAGGTGTGGGTCTCACCGAGTACACTGCGACGGCCGAGAGTGTTGCCGAAGGTCTAGAGAAGGCCGTGGGAATGCTGGGTCGTGAGACGTCGGAGAAGTGCGTGGCACTCGCTCGCAGCCGCCCGTGGTCCAAGATCTGCGACGAGTTCCTGGAGAGCATCCTAGAGAAGAAGGAGTAACCTAACCTAATCATACGTGAAAAACTGAATCCGATCTTCCTTGAGTGTGCCTAATTTGAGTAGTCGTTGTTTATCCCCAAACGCCGACTCGTCAAACACTTCCTTGGTATCCGGATCCACCAAGAAGATGAAATCCTTGATCTTGACTTTCTGGAGACGACGAGACCTCTTCATCATGTTTTTGAGGTAGGACGCATCCCGTTCATCGTCCTTGATATTGGGATTGAATGCGAGATCCTCGCCCTTGGCCGTGCTGTCGAAGCGCATACACTGCAGCACAGGCTTCTCACGAGAATGGAGTTTGCGGTGGACCTCACAGTCTACTGCTGCCTGTTTAATGAGGCGAGTAATCCCTGCTGTAATCCGTTCCTTTTCATACGAGACTTCATAGAGGAACTCGTCGCTAGACATAAACGCTTCGGGCGCCCGTGCTCCTTCGGGTGCATCATACTTCTTGGACCCCGTATCCGCCCTTCGAATGGGGACAATATTGTAAGCCGTATTGGATGCTGCCTGGGCTGCTGAGAAGACGGACACGTAGAATGAGATGCGGATTGTCCGATCTTCCAGAGGCACAGTGTCTACAGTGATAGAATCCGCAGTCAAGACTTGACGGGTGGCGTGGGAACACAGGCGAATACCACGTCCAATCACCTGGTCGTGCCGGGCAGGGTTCCAGTGAGGTTCCATGACGTGGAGATGGCGGACGTTCTTCAGGTTAATACCTTCGGCACCGCTGGATGTAGCCATGAGGATACACAGGAGTTTCTTGCCTCCACGTTTCAGAATACTGTCTTTCATACTTTGGGCATGTTCAGGGTAGACAGACTGGAGTCCCTTGTAATCTTCATTGAACATCGCAAGCGTAATTCCCAGCTCGGCTTTATCGATTCCACCCGTATAGAACGAGTATGCGGGTTTGGCGGGGTCCATGTCTGGAGCTTCACGGTACTTGCCACCCTCTTTCACGAGACGGTAACGCTGGTATCCGTTGGCATCCAGAATAGCCGCAAGGATCCCGAGTCCTTCCAACTTGAGATACTGGGAGTAAATGAACTGATTTTTGAAGTTCTCTGTTCCAGTTGTCGCACGGACATTGGCGAGGACCTTACGCATCTTCGGTGAATACGTGGCAAGTCCTTCGTCACGAAGATACTTGTCGGGGTTCTCGCGCAACTTGGCGAGAATCAGGGCTTTCTTTTCGTCTTCGTCGTCTTCCACAGCTTGTTCTCCTGAAAGTTGGCGGAAATCGGGAGGCACGGCATAATTACATGCTAGGCGGGACATCACACGATAGGTCTTCATATCTTCGTTGAGCGCAGATGCCCCCGTGCGTTTCTTGGAATCTTGCTGGATCTCTTTCCACCTGACTTCGAGGTAGCGATTGAACTGTTCATCGGACATCTCAATTTTTTCCAGCATCTTGTCGTCGTCCACCCGCTTGGGCAGCATACGTTCATCTGATCCCTTGTAGTAGGAGACGAGACCCTGTACACGTTTCTGGAATAGGATGGCGTTCTTGACGTCCAGGCCCTCAACAAAGGTATTCATAAACTCTGCAAATTCGGTAGGCAGGCATTCAAGAGCTTCACGCTTAATGTTTTCACGAGCCGCAAGAACTCCACCGGGGAAGGTGGCCGCAAACGATTCACGGATCGTATCCACCCAATCACCGGGAGTCTTGTAGGTGACTGCCTCATCATACTGCACAGCAATACGCTCCCCCTCCTTGTTGTAGACCGACTTGAAATGACCAGGATTGCGAGTGATCTGGATAGACCGTTTCACGCTATTGAATTCTACGGTATCCACTTCCGGCAACTTACGGAAGTACTTCTTCATTCCCGCTTCGTCCCATGTCGGCAGTTCCTTTACGGGGATCACGATACGTTCAATGGGTCCACGCAGGAGGTTCAGGAGGTAAGCGATTTCGTTGGGGCGGTTAATGAGTGGAGTTCCAGAGAGGGCGACAACTTTGCAGTCCCGAGCATAGTAGATGGAGTCGTACAGCCGTTTTCCGATCTCGGAATTATTGATGGTTCGTGAAATCAAGTTGTGGGCCTCGTCGATGATCACGACCGAGTTGTCGAAAGGGTTAGATTTCAGGGGGTCGTCGTCGGTTATAATTCGCCGGACACTCTCGCCTGTAAGACCGTTATAATTGATGAAAGTGTACCTGGTTTTAATGAGATCGTCAATTTGGGCATCAATCCCCTGCTGCGCATCACGTGGCAGGGTTGAATAATTAGACTCCTTGCCAGGAACCGTCACGAAATACCGACCCTTGCTCAAAAACTCAAGGGACATTCCAAGAGCGAGTGCGGGGGTCTTGTCGGCTTCGGTGCGAATGATACGCACTTCCCAGAAATTGTTCTGGACGTAGATGGCATCACCGCATTTCCTGATCTCCTGCTTGAAATTGTCCTGGAGAGAGGCGGGGAGCATGACCCACACCTTCTTGTTGGACAAGAGGGATTCAGCGACCCCTACTGCCGAGCATGTCTTTCCAGACCCAAGACCGTGGTAGACTAGGAGACCACGATACGGAGTTTCAATGGACAGGTAGTCTCGGACGAGTTTCTGGTAGGGCAGGAGTTCCCGAGTCGTCTTTCCAGTTTGTTGGAGACACAGGTCAACGCC